CCATAGGGAGTGGGGTCGAGACCGAGAGACGTGGCAACAGGCGCAAATATTCGTTCTGGGTTGTCGCAGAATGCGCAGAGCGTCGACTCCAACTCCACCCAGAAGTTCATACTGCTGGTACCACGATTCCCGGAAATGCGGATGAGTGACCGTAGGTTGGCGTTCCACGCCTCGAGATATGGCTTGAAGCCACACCTAAAGGTGTGCGCCCCAGAAGTGGCATCGGCTTCTAACTGTACGTAAAATTCAGATATGACAGGGTTAAGAGCGACAAACACGTGCGATGATACGCGTTTTAAAATCTCGTACTCCATATCCAAAAAGTTGCCATGGGTGCTGCCGTCACCGGAGCGCTGATGGTACTCGAACTTGGTCTGGTCGACCTCGACAACACAGGTGTCGCCGTGGTCCTCGGCCAGCACCTTCGAGATGCGGTCCATCATGTTGGGCTTGTCCACATGTTTTATTGACAGAGGCCCAAAGCCGGTGTGATCGTCGAAGATCACTCCCTCGAGAAGAGAATAAACGGCGATGTTCGCGACGGTCCTGGCAAGGCCCTCGTCGAAGACGACTCGGGGCGACTTGCCAGGATTCGCGGTGACCTCGAGCTTACAATTTGCAGCACGGCCTGGCAGATGGAGACGAGCGCATTCGTCGTCGACCAATCTCAAAACCCTCTCAGCAGAAAGGCTCTGGGACATTAGTTCGAATATCGGCAGACGACGAATGCAACGCTGTATGTTAGTTGAACTGAACAAAGTCGCCAATGCAGCTTGATGATACCTGAGCAACTTGGCACGCAAACTGGCCGTGGGTCGGAAGCGCAGATTGGCGCGCATACGTACCGACATGCCAGCATTCACGTTGCGTAGAGCAAAATCCTGCTCGATACCACGATGTCGCTTCAAGGTGGAGTAAATAGTAGCACATCCTAGTAGGGGGCCCGCGTGCGTTGATGTTGAATCCTCCGTGGCCATCACTACCAGATTGCTGGCCGCCGGGCCAACAACCGGGGTCAGGTCACGCAGTTCCATGAGAGAAAGCGGTCGTGTGTCGGTTCTTCTTCCTAAGGTACGAAGGAAGCCGTTACTGTACCCGACACACACTCGCTCTGGCACGTGCCCTAGGGAAGTGACTAACAAGTGCTGTTGGCGTAGATAGTTGATCGCCGTAATGTACTGGCCCCCCCCCATCAACGGCGTCCGGGGAGGGGCCAACCCCCCGGTGGGGGGTACATCTCTGCACGACAAAGAGGACAAGTCGTGTTGAGCGCAGCGTTCGGTGCACTTTCCAGCGGGTTGGCCACCCACCGGCGTAGGCACTCCTCGTGAAAGCAGTGGTCGTTCGCACAGGGGCGTACAATACGATCACCGTCCGGTGCGTCATCTTGCTGGCATATAGGGCATGTCCAACCTGCCGGCGCTGCCACGGCCGGTAGGTGGGCCAAAAACGGCGCAGCATAGGCTGCCATGCCCACGGTGAACACCCTGTTGATGGTGTCCTGCCTAGCTTGCGTGCCGGCGAAGAAGGGCCTGAATGCCACATGTTCTTCCCGGAGCTCACCGGAGGGGCTGGTGCGAGCGGCAGGATGTATGTTGAGCACTTGGACGACGCCGCGGTTGGCATTGAAGGGATAGAGGGGGGACAACAATCCTGCCACGATGGTGACCAAGTCGCCCACTAGGAATCGCCTGGCTCTAGTCAGCAGATAATGCTGGAGAGCAGCACCATGTCGGAGCGCGTGTTCTAATAGAGGCGTGATGAGGTACTGGTCCATGTACACTTGTGGCACCCAATTGTCTTCATCCCGGGGGTGCGTGACGGTGGCACCATAGTGTTCCACCACGGCCTGCAACGCCGCGCCCAGGTCTCGTGCGTTTTGCAATTCTAATGGTGCGGTGCCGGGGACTGCGAAGACGCGTGACCACGGGATGGGGACGGTGCGATTCGCGGTGCCATCTTGGATGACTTGTCGCTCCATACTCGTTATGTACAGAACAGGCAAGCGTGGCAGATTCGGCCGCTCACTCGTACCATTCATAAACTCGCGCCACACGTTTGCGTCGCGGCGCCACTCGTCGTAGTTTGATGCCACCAGCGGTGCCGCGGAGCGCGACCCGTTGCGAGGCCACACTAGCCCTCCGTATGCCTCGGCCCAGGGCGGTGGCAGCCGCGTGTTGGGGCGCGTCTGCCAGTGATGTGAAAGGAACCAGTCGTGAACGTGAGTCCTTTCCCAAACCGGCCCCTGGCTGTTGGCCGTAATAGGTAACACCGTACGGGCACCGTCCCTGGTCATGATCGCTGCGGGATCAAAAACCGCGATCGCCTCGTTTGTGAGCATGCCCAGTTCGACCAGGCACTGCAGATTGGTAGGCGTGTTCCAAACTCCCAAATTCCCCCGTAGCGGTTGGCGACGGGGGAGATTTAGCGCGCGCAGGACTTCGTCGGAAACGTCACCACGCCCTGCTAGCTGGGTCAAAGCGGCAAGATAGGTGGCGGCGGTCCCCCTGACAAGGCCCCCGCAAGGCGTGCGCACAGCACGCACTCGACGGGGGGGCGGTTGGAGGGGGTCCCGCTGCGCAGACATACCTTCCCACGCTTCGGGTACCCAGCGGGCGTAGGCGTTGAAGTCGGGTGTGCGTGCCCACAGGAGAGTTGCCACGTATGCGTTGCGATCCCGCCCGTCGTCAACGGGGTGATCCCATGCGTCGCGGGGACCATCCGGTGGGGGTGGTTGTGGGACGGGAGGAGGGGGTCGCTGGGGGGGCACTACTGGTGGTATTCCAGCTGGTGGTGGAGGCGCGGTGGCCCCGTGCAATGGCCCCTGGTGCCTATCGGGTGGAGGGGGTGGGGGTGGTGGTGGTAGGGGCGGTCCGGGCTGCGCATCCGGGGGTCCAGCAACGCCGTCGCCCCCTGGCGGGTGGCCAGGCGGCCGGTCAGGCTGAGGCCCCGGGGCTGCGTCGGCACCGTTGTCGTCCGCTGGCTGATCGGGCGGCCGCCGACCTACTGTCGGAAGCCGAGCCCAAGTAGAAGCCAGTACTCGTAGAACAGATTCACCGTTGGAGGATATCCACTCTGAATGGTCCTGCCACAGAAAGCAGCGACGCTCTAGTGCGTCGTTGTTATTCATACGCACACAGTGGGCATAAAAAGCAACCAGCTCAGCTTTGCGCTCGTCCCAGTCGGCGCCATTGCGGCCTTCAGCGAAGGCAAGCGCGGTCAGGTCTGGGTTGCGACGCGGGGCAACGTGATTCACGGCCAAGCTAGAGTGGAGGGTCCGGTGCTCGTCAGCTGACAAGTACACTACGCTGCGGCGGCACGGGTAGGCTGCTCCCAGGAGACTCACAGCCCATTCACCTATGCGTGTGTTTGGGCCCTTGCACCTGGGGCAGCGCGAGGGAATCCACACCTCGCAATACCATGCCGCGTCTTCCTGCGCTTCAGTGAAGCGGGCTATTGTCGGCCTACAGTTCGTGCAGAAATGTGTGGCACCGCCGGTGCCCATCAACATGTCGGCGCCGAGATCGACTCGGGCAGTTGCCGTACTGTCGTTGAGGAAAAGGTATCGGCTCCGTTCGCGATAGTGGAGGCCGAAGTTCGCGGCCACTGCACCCACGACTCCTGGGTCCTCGTCGTGCGGAACGAGGGGGGTGTCGTAAAAGGGCGACAAGGCCACGAGCGTCACCGCGCCGGCTGCCGCGGCCAAGAAAGGAGTGGCCGCGACGACGACGTGAGTGCCGACGGCAGTGACAGCCAGCATCGGCTTGAGCGCCGGTGGCACGATTGCCACCAGGTGAGTCACTGTATGATCTACTACTGCTGCAGTCTTCGAGACCGTCTCTCCAGCTGCCAAACACGCACCGGCGCGCGTTGCTACGACGGTGCATGTCGGAAAAGAAAGTACCGCTGCAAGCAGATAACCAGCCGCACATGACAAGAAGTCATCTGACGACCGGAGTCCCTCGAGGTAGCGGTAAGTGTCGTCAAGTTGCCGAGATGTGGGTTCAAGGGTGAAGAGAGGGGCGGAAGACGACAGAGGGTTGGGTACCCAGTGTCCAAGTTGACTCATCATGTCGCTCTAGTGTTGGCGACCGTAGTAATTCGCGAGCGGCGATGCAAGCCCGACGGTTACTACGGTAGTGGGGTCGGACGAGTGGATGACTAACGCACCCAACAAGTCACCACCGGTGATTTTGCAATGGAGTGGGTTCTGGGCACGCCCCCGGACGGCTCTCCTAGGGTCTGCTAGAATGGCCAGCAGACTTACTAACGTCAACGTCCTGCCTCCAAACCACGGGTGCTCCCGCGCCTGCCGGCAATTGCACCCATCGACGGATCTAAGCCGTAAAAATACCCGCGAGCCCAAGCATCAGTGCGAGTGAGGATCCGTGACCTGTGGGGCGCGTGTGGCCCCGGGTATTGCGCGCAAAGCGGTGCGGTAGAAGTCACGGAGCCCACCTCAACTCGCACCTGGCAAGTGTGAACGGGTGGGGTGCCGACTTCGCGCCTGCTGGGGGCGGGGTACGTGCTGAGTAAGCACGCACGCAGTCAACCCTCATCCCCGGGCCGGCATCTTCGCGGTCATCTTCCGGAGCCGCAAAAACCAGCCCGTAGGACTATCCCCAGCTAGCGCTAAGTCTGTACATGGCGCGTCGAAGACAAAAACGCCCTATACAAAGTAAAGTGGACTGTCAAGGTGGGCCTGTACACACCTTGTCAAAACAACGAGCCTGTTCTCGTTGTGCGGCTTGACGCTGCCGCGGCGGACCGTAGAACCATTTTCTGAGGCCATTTGTATAGCGGTCCTCGTCATCAGTGGCTCCCGCTGGTTTTGAAGTGGACGGATGAGGTGGGCCTGTACGCACCCCAGCCAACCCGACGGGCCTGGCCCCGCCGGCATTGTTTTGCTTTTTGTTATGCGATTTTTCTGTTGGGTAGTGACGCTAAACGCACGTCACTATAGGGGGTTGACGCTACGGGCAGACTTCAAGTCCGTCTATACATGTAGCGCCAAAACTGGCGGGCCAATGGGCGACCCCGCGCCAGAT